ATGAATAATTTTATAAACTCAAATGAAGGATTTAGTGTTAGATATCATAACGAATTTGGTAATCCTTTTCCGCATGTCTCTGGTGTTATAGGAGTCTGGGCTAGTAATTGGGTTGCATGGAAAGAATTTTTAACGACTGATGCAGAAACTCTAATGATTTTAGAAGACGATGTTGTTTTAGAAATTGATGCGGTTGAAACAATTAATAAAATAATAAATTTTTTGCCAGATGATTGGGATATATTTAGTTTTTTTATACCAGATGGTGCAGAAAATTTTTATTCAGAGTATAAGCATGGAGTAAATAATAAAATTGTTTGTAAGGCTTATCAAGGATGGAGTTGCGGGGGATACATAATGAGTAGAGGTGGGGCTGAGAAGATTATTTCATATTTAAATGATAATCCTATTGACCTACCGATAGACTGGTTCATGTTTGATGTTAGTCCTGATCATATAAATGTATATAATCCCGTGCCCTCCTTGAAGAGGATAGCGGTATTTGATGAAGATTATGTTAATAGTTATATTGGTGAAACTGAGGGAATTGTTAAATGAATACAGAATTAATTAAGTATAATATTTTTCATCCAAAAAGATCAGTAGATCGTAATGCTGCGGTTCTAAGAAATAGGGCGCTCTTTAATAAATATGGCATTCATCCATTAAACTGCGAAACTCAAGACTTTTCTACCTTTCAAATAATGAATGAATTTATAAAAAATAATCCAAGTTTTAAAATTAGAACACACCATGAATACCCGGCCCCCTTTCCACATGTTTCTGGAGTGATAGGTATCTGGGCTAGTAGTTGGGTTTCCTACAAGGCATTGCTAGAGTCTGATGCAGAATATGCCATCCTACTGGAAGACGATACAATTTTGAAGGAGGAATTTTTCAAGGCTCTTCCAGTCATAATTGAAAATATTCCTGATGATTGTGACATAATGAGTTTTTGTATACCCGATGGTGAACTACACAAATTTGAAACAAGTAGGCACTTCATTGATAACCCATTGATTGGTAAATTATACCAAGCATCATGGGCCGGTGGTTATATTGTTACCAGAAGTGGTGCTGAAAAAATAATGACATGGGTGGAAGACCATATGATAGATATGCCAATAGACTGGTTCCTATTTACTGACCTTGGTATAATTAATGTTTATAACATGTTGCCATATATAGAAAAATTAGTAGATGTTGATCCTGATAACGTAAATAGTTACATAGGACAAACTGAAGGAATATAAATGATTGAATACGAGCAAATCATATCCGTTTATGATAAATATTTTAATGAAAGTCCTGTATTGATGCTAGATATTGGTGCAAACATGGGACGTGTGGCTGGAAAGATTGTAGAAAGATATCCAAGCATTGAAGTTCATGCATTTGAGCCGTACCCAGAAATATTTCAAATGCTCAACGATAGGAATTCTTCTTTTAATTGCTATCAACTAGCGTTATCTGATTTTAATGGAGTAGCAGAATTTTATCTCAGGCCAATACTAGACGAGGACAGGGACAAGGATCAGGTAACTGGTGACTCGTCCTTGCTCTATAGACCAGAATATGGCTACTTCAATGATGAGATAATTCAGGTAAAGGTTTCAACAGCAAAAGATTTCCTGCTTTCGCACGGTCTTGGAGATACAATAATTGATATTGTAAAAATTGATGTTGAAGGTGCAGGAATGCAAGTTGTTAATGGATTTGCTGATCAGATAAAGAATGTAAAACTTATTCATATTGAACTAGAGAATCTTTCAGTCTGGGACGGCCAAGCATTGACAGATGATGTTATTAAAAATTTGAATTTACTAGGATTTGCTCTGATTAATACTATAGATGATGGCCTCCAAACTAACGCTGTATTTGTTAATAGATTGTTTATGGTAAACTAAATGAATGAATTCTCTAAGCAAAAACTAACTAATACACAGGTAGAAATTGTTAATGTTTGTGATGAGTTAAAGAATTTTTTAATTGATAAAAATAATTCATATGGAAATTCAGCCCTTGATCCCGTAAGAATATTTTCAAAATTAAATAATGTTGAACAGTTATTGATAAGAATTGATGATAAATTAAGTAGATTTGCGCGGGGCAACGAGTTTCCCGGTGATAATGATATCGATGACTTATTAGGGTATCTGGTATTATTAAAGGTAGCACATAGGAATAACTGGAGGTAATATGCCAACCTATGAATTTACATGCATGGCTTGTAATAATGATTTCGATAAAAATGTTTCATATAATGACATTGAAAATGTAGTATGTGAAAAATGTGGATATCAAGCAAAACGTGTGTATAGTTTTACCGGACTCGTATGGAGTCCCACTAGGAATAGCGGTCACTCATGAGAATGAAAACATATTTCAAATCTTTAGAAGATGGAGATAGGACAGGTAAGTCAATCTTTTTGCATATGGATGATGAATATGCCTATATGATGTGTGATTGTACTGCTGAGTATTCATTAAAACTTACTAATACTTTAAAAAATAATGGCAATTTTATGTGTCGTCAATGTTATGCTGAGCGTGATGCTGCAAATTTTGATGCCCACTGGGGATACAAATCTGCTTTTGCAAGAATAAGAAAAGATGCACGTTCCGCTGATAGAGTATTTGAAATAAAAATTGAAGAGTTTCGATATTTATGCCAGCAGAATTGCTATTATTGTGGAAGTATTCCGTCAAATCTTATTACATATCGTGGTCAAAATTCTTTTACTTTTAGATATTTTATGTATTCTGGTTTAGATAGAATAAATAATGACATAGGATACACTAGACAGAATGTAGTTCCTTGCTGTATAATATGTAATAGGGCAAAGAATTCTATGCCGTTTAAAGATTTTATTGATTGGCTTAATAAACTTACCGACTACAGACAACGGATTTCAAATGAACAAAAAGACCAAGAACAAGAATCCTACGAAGCCCTTTCCACATAACGACAGTATTGTTATTCATTATCAGTGGTTGCATGGTAAGGATGAGATTCTGCCGGGAGATAAGATTACTTTTAAAAATACCCGTGGGTATTTCACTTTTGTTAAAGTTGTAGATAACCCTGCTGCCGGTGTTATTTGGGTAGATTGCATTGAAGATAAAACTCGTACCTTTAGATCATTTTATGTAGATAAGTTAAAGTCAAAGGTTAAGCCAAAGATTCCTAGGAAGAGAAAAATTGTCTGATTTAGAACCGATAGACCATTTTGACCAGATGAATAAAGTTGTTGAGCATTTGCTGATGGGATCAAATCCAACAGATATTGCAAGAGAACTTGGGATGAAGCGTGTACAAGTATTGGACTTCATCGATGAATGGAAGAGTCTTGTTCGATCAGATAGCGGCGTTCGTGAACGCGCTAAGGAGGCTTTGGCCGGTGCTGATCAACACTATGCCATGATTATTAATAGATCATGGGAAACGGTGGAGCAGGCTGATTCTAATCAACAGTATAATATAAAAACACAGGCTTTAAAACTTATTGCTGATACCGAACAAAAACGTATGGATATGTTACATAAGGCTGGCGTGCTAGAAGATAATGAATTAGCCAATGAAGTTCTTGAAATGGAAAGAAAGCAAGAGATTCTTGTAAAAATCTTAAAAGAGGTAACGGCTGATTGTGATAAGTGTAGAGTAGAAGTTGCTCGTAGACTTTCTCAAGTAACTAATAGGGCGGAAGAAATTCGGGTAGATCAGCCTTGATGGATTTTTCAGACTTCATAGATGTTCTTGATGGTCACATCTTTGAGGAAAAGCCGGTAATGATTGAAGAGTTTGTTACATCAGAAAAGTATCTTGATCTACCACCTCTTTCTGATCATCAATATACAATGTTAAGAGCGTCAACTCAGATTTATAAAAAAGAAACATTGCAAAAGTTATATGGTGAGGAAGAAGGAACTGTTAGATGGAAGCAAACATGTAATGAAGTTATCTTCCAGTTGGGTAAAGGTTCCGGTAAAGATTACATCTCTACCATTGCCTGTGCTTATATCGTTTATTTACTGCTTTGCCTTCAAGACCCCGCAAAATATTATGGAAAACCCCCCGGTGACTCCATTGACATCATCAATATCGCCATTAATGCTGTGCAGGCTAATAGAGTTTTCTTCAAGGGTTTCGTAACTAGAATTGAAAGGTCACCTTGGTTTCAAGGAAGATATAATGCTAAGGCTAATAATGTAGAGTTCGATAAGGGTGTTACAGTACACTCTGGTCACTCGCAGAGAGAGTCTTGGGAGGGTTACAATGTTTTGGTTGTTATTCTTGATGAGATTTCCGGCTTTGAACTAGAGTCTACGAGTGGAAGTGATCAGGCTAAAACTGCACAGGCTATTTATAAGATGTATAAGGGTTCTGTGTCATCTCGTTTCCCTGATTTTGGAAAGTTAATTCTACTATCATTTCCACGATTTAAGAATGACTATATTCAACAACGATATAATGAAGTTGTTGCTGAAAAAGAAATTGTAATAAGAACTCATGAATTTAAAATTGATCCTGAACTTCCAGACGAGATTCAAGAAAATAAATTTACAATTGAGTGGGAAGAAGAACATATTCTCTCTTATACAGTTCCTAGAGTATTTGCTCTTAAGCGCCCAACGTGGGATGTTAATCCTACGAGGCACATAGAGGACTTCACAATTGATTTTTATTCTGATCCCGTAGATGCTTTAGGTAGATTTGCTTGTATGCCTCCAGATGCCGTAGATGCATTTTTTAAATCACGCGAGAAGATTGAATTGGCTTTCAATAACCCTGTTTGGGCTATAGATCAATCAGGTAGGTTTGCTGATTGGTTTAAACCAGAAGAAGAAAAAATGTATTTTGTTCATGTTGATTTAGCACAAAAGCATGATCATTGTGCAGTAGCATTAGGTCACGTTGAGTCTTGGGTTCAAATGAAAATTGCTGATAAAATGACACAGGCGGCTCCTAGAGTTATAGTTGATGCTATAAGATGGTGGACTCCTACATCTACACAGAGTGTTGATCTTTCTGAGGTTAAAGATTATATTCTATATTTAAAGTCGATGGGCTTCAATCTTAAGTTAGT